CCTCACCCTTCAGCGCGAGGTAGAGTCGGCCGGGGTGCACGTAGATCACCAGGTGGGGCGTCACGTCGCCGTCATCACGGCTTGGGACGATATGGCCAGTCTTGCGACGCGGCTCGCCCCGGAGGAGCGGGGCCGGGTCGGGGTCTCGAAGGAGGGCAATGCCCCCAGTGGAGAGGAGGTGGGCCGCATCATCGGCGGTGACCAGATGCTCGATACCCTCGATTACCACATGGAATCCTCCATGGCCATCCGAGCGGACGTTGCCAGGTGGGGATGTCATGACTGTGCCCTCCCCTCCGATGCCGCCTTCTCGAGGAGCGAGTTGTAGAGGAAGTCGTAGGTATCTTCGGTGCGGTTGAGCTCTTCCGCCGTGCCCTGGACAAAGGCTATGATGAATCGCTGCGAGGTCATTCCTGGTTGCCTCCATCGCGACGAGCCTGCAGGAGCAACATTAGAAAGTCCTCACCCCTCATTGTCACCTTCCATCCCCGGTAGAACAGGGTCTTCTTCTCCTTGGAGCGTTCTGCGTTTTTCCTGTGCGCGACAACCGGGACTGTGCCATCGGCAGCGTCACGGATTGCCTGTGCCATAGCCTCATCGATGTTCAGCCGCTCGTCCCGTTTGACCTCCAGGTGGATCCCGGGCAGGTTCACACAGTCTTCACCTTCGATTCCGGAATACTGCTGCCCTCGGCGGACGTCTGGGAATCCCATGTCCCGGCAGAACTTTGCCCACTCCAGTTCGCCGCGTTTACCCTTCTTGTTGCTGTTAGTCATGGCGATCCCTCTGGCGATATGCGTTTGTGAGTTTTGTGAGTTTTGTGAGTTTTCCGTAGGCCATTCTTGTACTATCTTTTCCCTTCCCTTTTTTTTCCTCACACATTGTTAGGCACTGTAAACTCACAAACTCACAAGAGAAAAAAGGATATCTAATAATATTAGGTATTCTCCCGATTCCTCCTCGGAGATGTCCAGAAATAGATGTGAGTTTCTGTTTTGGGGGGAGTTTGTTCCTGTGGATATTTACAGTGAGTTTGTGAGTTTTGTGAGTTTGTTTCCAGGTGTGTCTCACCATGAGATGAGTTTGTGAGTTTTGTGAGTTTGTTTCCAGGTGTGTTCCACCATGAGATGAGTTTGTGAATTTGTGAGTTTTGTGAGTTTTGTGAGTTTGTTTCCAGGTGTGTTCCACCATGAGATGAGTTTGTGAATTTTTCTAAAGTCAAATGTGAATTTCATGATCCCTCACCTCCATCTGCCGTGTTCTCCGTCTGGATGATCACCCACTGTGTTACCCGTTGCACCGTCTTCCCGCGCCGGATCATGAGGCCCGATGGGAACCGTCTGCCTTCCTGCCTGGCGAGGGCCCGCCCGCATACTTTGCCGAAAGACCGATGTGGATCAACAAAGGCGTCGGAGAGATCGTCCGGCAGCGTCTCGTGGATCAATGTCCGGAACGTCGTCACCTCCTTCACCTCCCGGTCTAGCCGGGTCTTGAGATCAGAGACAGTCCAGGGGTTCGATCCAAACTCGTCGAACACGGCCGACAAGAATCCCTCCCACTGCCTGAGATCCGTGTCACCTTCCAGGAAGACGTCCATCGCATTTCCCATGAACTCTGTCACCCCGGCATACTCCAGGATGCCCCCGACAACATGACGCCATCCCTCATAGCCGCCAAGCGGCGGCACCCGTTCCGGCGCCGGGCGCCCGGCCCGCACCCAGGCGACACCGAGTGTGAGTGCCGCGGCGATGAGCCGACCGCGGTTCTCCCGGATCCATTGCAGGAGATCCGGATGTCGGAAATCCTCCCGGAGCCAGGGCATGGCCGTCTCCGCATCGATACGGCTCATGAGGACCCGGCGAGCAAGGTCGCCGCCGATCATCACATTATTTCCATTTCCGAACCAAATCGTTCTCGCTGGCAACACAGCATCTTCAGTCACGCCGAGGATCCGATCGCTCCATTCCTGTGCAGTCAGGAGAGATGCCAAGATGTCCGACTTGAACTGCCCTTCCAAGTTGTCCCAGATGTGGATAGGCGCACCCCCACGCAGAATCGACATGATCCGCTTGCCCCATTCTTCCTTCGTCTTCGGCGTCACGCTTGCCGACGGGGTCACCCCGGTGATCGCCAGATACACTGCGTTCTGCATCAAGCTCGCCCCTGACCCGGCCTGCGGCTTCGTGAGCAGCCAGCAGGGACATGGACCGGAGATTACCGGCCGGAACACTCCCGTCAAGAACGCCCCGACAGCGTTCCACCGGCTCGCCTCGTCGATGAAGGGGAAGTCAAGGAACATCTCCAGGATCATCTCTTTTGCGGCTGCGATGTCCGCAGCAGTTGGGTCCGCAGGGACGGTGGCGAGGACGAAGCCAGGCTCCGGCATGAAGTACATCAACGTCACCGGATCATACCCTTCGACGCCATGAATCGTGCCATCCAGGTGCAGGATTGGGGACGTCGCGATCCCCGCGAGCGGCGGCAACCGCCACTCGTCAGTCGGCCGTCCGAGGATGTCCCGGACGATCGAGATTGGAGGGTACTCCGGGATATCCCTAATGGTCCCATCCTTCGCTACCTTGACCGAGAGCCAGATCGCGACCCGGTCCATTACCCCCCGGAGCGCGTGCTCGGTGAGCATCTGGATCAAGGGCCGCCCTTGCTCGTCCCGGCAGACTCGCACGGGCGCACTGGCGCGACGGAACATTATCGGAGGATTGTTCGCCTCCGTGAGTGCCCGGATCGCGAGGTCAGTAACCTCGTGCATGTGGCGACCGGTTAGCGTGATCGTTGGCAAGCGCATCTCTGCGCTCCCCTCCGGGACGGGAACCTCATGCTTCCCGCGCTCCCACTCCCACTCCTTGATCTGCTCGCCGTATCCTCGAGCCCGCAGGACCTCGAACACTTTGCCCCAATGCCCCTGCAGGCAGGTCGGACCGGCATCCGCACAATCGATGATCTTCTCGGCGACCGCGAGAGCCTCCAGCGGTCCCCCCCCAGTCGAGTGTCGGCGGCACCACCATTCCTTATTATTGGCCGAGATCGTGAGGTTCGTGCCGGTCTCAGACCCGTGCACCGGGTGCTCCCCTTCGATCTCCCCGGTGTCGCGGACATGTGAGTTCACCGGCATCAGGAAGTCCGTCACCCGCAGATTGAGTGTGTCCGAGAGGGTGATGCTCCGGGGCTGCGCCCGGGGGACTGTAATCTCCCGTTGGGGTGGCGTGCAGGGGTCTACGACCATCGCCTTCAGATCCGTCCACGGGATCTCCAGCAGCGGTGCATCGTTCGCGATCTCGTAGCGGCCTCCGGAAGGGTGGATGGAGCCCGGACCGACACAGAACGACTTGTGCCCGCTCCCGCGCAGGTCGCCGAGGTCCTCTCGTGTCTCAGGGTCACGGAGGATAAACTTCTCTGGCGGCGCGTCGGGGCAGAGGATGTAGAAATGCGCTCCCTGCCCACCTTTGCGCCCAGTCTTGACTACAAACGTCTCGAAGAGCCGATCGAGTACCCCCAACTCGCCGAGACGCACCGACTGGTCAGCGTCGAGGATGCAGACCCCACCGGCAGGCATCACCCCATAGTTTCCGCCGTGCTCAATGTGGAGCAGGAGCCGGGGATCATCATATGCATAATTTGCTGTTGTCTGCCAGCCTTTCTCGATGGCTTGCTTGTCCTTATGTTTAACCAGAATAAACCGGCATCCTCTGAGTTGATTAGGGATTTGAGGTCTTATAGGTAGATCCCGTTCGTCATTGTCTCCTCCTTCGCACGGGTTATCCACATCCCTCCCGCGGCACTCACACTCGGTGTCGCATAGTCTCTTCCATAACCGATCCAATAGTATGCCACTGAGGCGAGTGAACTGCCTGGCATCTATTGCTGCTTGCACTTCATCCGGCCACTGTCTCGTCAGCACCCGAACGGTCCCATGCAGCGCCGCTTTTGATGGTATCCAGTCTGTCCTGAACGCGAGGTAGGTCCATCCGTCGAGTCGCACGGCGACCCGCTCCCAGTCATCTATCCGGGACAGGAGATCTGGATCCCCGGCAAGGGCATCAGCAAGACGAACCGAAGCAGGGAACCTGAGCACGAGATCACTCATGCGATCACCCAGTGTTGCCGGTTGTAGTTCTTGTGGTGTTGCCAGTCGAGCAGCACCCGGGCGTCGAGTTGATCCGCCGCGAGCGCCTGATATCGTCCAGGTGCGAGCGGGTCCCACTCCGCGATCTTGGCCCGGAGAGCCTG